TGTGCGGTAAGAACTTACTTTGGTTATTGTTGTACTCATAATAAATAATTTAAGAAGTAGGATACCACGTTCCTGTCACCACTGCTGAATATGCCGTTGGTCCATTTGGCACATACGCACATATACGATAAGAAATACTTGTAAGACCAGTCATAACATACGGTTCATCTTGAATATTATCATCAAATGAAGTAGATGAACCAATATATACAGTTATCCAAGAATCGTTTTGATATCCGGGATTATAAGAATATGGTTTACGTTGTAACATATATCCCGTTGCTCCAGTAACGGCAGTCCATTGTACGTGCATGTGTTCACCGGCCTCCGGTTGAGTAACTGTTAAACCTACAGGAATTATTAATTCTCCAGCTTCATCAAATGTAATTTCCTCATCAGTATATTCTATTGTTTCTATATCATACATACCATTATTTAAATCCCACACATAACTATTAACTATTAACTTCATATTATTATTAGAAGAATCCGTCCATAACTGATCATCAGTTAAAACTGAAAAAGGTTTTAAATGACCATCAAACATAATCTTTGCCTTTAATTTATGAGCAGTATGATAATATTTACGAAATCTATCTGCTGCTAATATATCCATTAACGGTTTTGGAGTAGTATTCCATTGCGATGTCCATAAAGCCGTCTTTGTAAGAGCAGGATAAGTACCGGTTAAAAGACCATTACTAAAATTCTTATTTACCAAATCAAAGAAATCAATATCAATTTCATCAGTTTTTATAAAATTTCTATTGACAGTGTAAGTAAGTTTATTAAGTATTTCCTGTTGAGTAATTGTAACTTCAATATCACCTATGTAATTGATTCGTTCATATATACTTGTAACAGGAAGTTTATATTCAATAGGGAAAAACATAATTATAAATTTCTGAGATGTTGGCTTCCCCAAAGCTTCCCATATACTTAAAAGAGTTGAAGGAGGCAAAGGAGAAGGTTGTGGAATTACTCTCCTATCTGTTAAATTAAAGGATTGTGATAAGGTCCACATTTTTACTTCTTTATCTGAAGTGGGAACAAATTCCTGACGATTTATAATAGGAGCTGTTCCATAAACAAGATTTTGTGTAACGTTATCCGGCCCTAATACATAACCAAGATACTGATTCGATAAAGATCCTCCGTCAAAACGTAAAGCAAATTTAAGTCTGGCTGCTACAAAGAAATTTAAAGATTGTTCACCTGCCATTTTAAAACTTACAGATAATTCCGTTGGTACTTCCTCTGTATTATTAAAATAAACTTCAAAACTATAATATAATCCTTCATCCTCAAAATTGGTATTTCCAGCATCATACGTCCATTTAAAATATTTATTTATACCACGGAAAGAATACCCCACAGCAACTTCCTGTACTGTATTATAAGCGTACCACGTACGTTCAGCTAATGTACCAGCATCAGGAGTTTTATCCGATACAGAAAACATACTGGTAGTAAAGTTATTAAATACAAATGTATCAAACTTCTTATCTTTTAAATTAAGTACAAGTTTCTGCAAACCTGAATCATACTCTATATTCTGACTTTCTTCTACATATTTAAAATCTCCATCCTGTTTATTGAGTTCCTGTTTAAGACTTGCCGGTGTTTCTGCTCCGTTAATTACACTAAGTACAAAATCAGGGTAACGTACCCAATTACCAGACCTTAAAATATCTTCTTGTCTTTCCACATACCAACTCGTACCATAAGAATATAAGAATGCTCCAAGAGAAAGTAATATCTTATTTAATGCAACATAAGTATTATCATGATCTGTGGTATTAGAATAAAACATATCATTCTCCATCCATACCTGTTCCATCGCAGTATCCGTGACAGCATGAGCCATTGTGGTTTCAAACAATGTAGAATTAACACATACAGGAATTGGATTATCTGCTCCCATCATTGTAATAAGAGCATTATGCAATAAAGCATTTAGGTTCGAAGTCAGTCCTATATCATCCAATAGTACAGGTTGATCATTTTCCAGTCTGTGTAAATAGTCTGTAAATTGCAATGTTATTCTTGCCCAAGGCAATAATTGTTGTTCATTTAAGTCACATATTGAAAATCCATGAAATACTATAACTGAATTATATTCAATAGTACAATAAAATTGTTTCTCAAGAGAAGTCAATAAGTCTTCCAATGAATCAAACGCTCCCGTATTTACAACGTTTACTTTTGCTCCTGTGCCAATAATAGGGGTATTCTCGTCTTGATAATTAACCTCAATAGTAACCTCACTTGTACGAAGAAGTATAGGTGCATGACTACTATAATCCTTTTTATAAATCTTTACGGAAACAAGTTTTCCAAAGATATTATAAAAGTCTGATTGATATTTGAGATTGTAAGCCATTAATAACTGGATTTTTTCCTATCACTCTTTTTCAATATTCCTACTAATTGATTATCTTCAATAACAAATTTAACATCTTCAAACTGATATTCAGGCATTGCTATATTACTTATTCCTTTTGGTAAAATAGTTTCTCCAGAAGTAAGCAATGCAGCATAGGTATCATTTGGGTAACCTGGTGGAACTATTCCTCCTTTGGCATATCTTCCTGTTTGCATACTTAAAAATGAAGATCCAGCTTTTCCAATAAAACCACCAACAGCTCCTGTAATAAGTGAGGTCAATATCTTCGCAGCTATTAGTTTCATTATATAAGCCATTATGTCTTTCAATAGTCCTTTCATTATATTTCCAAGGACTTCCCTCATATTTTGTCCACTGTCAATGATTGCACCAAACAATTCAGTAAATGCATCCGCTAAAGAATTAATAAGAGTTTGTGAAACAATTAAACTCTGCATCTGATTTGCCAATGTCTTAAACATTTCAGTACTTCCTAAACCTGCCGCAGACATCTCCTTCAATGTGTTTTGAAGTGCAGAAATATGACCAGATAATAAATCACTGACAGTAGCAACAGTACCCAGTGCATTATTCATATCACTTAGATATTGTATATTCATTGCATCCTGTGCATCAACATAAGCAATTTTCAAACCATTAATTGTTCCTACTAATTCTTTTACTCTATTCTCATCTAAAATATAACCTTTCTCATTCTCCTTTTTAGTAAACATATCCCTTAATTCTCTCTGTGCAGCTTGGAGAGCAAAATTCAACACTTCCACCTTACCAGCCATACCACCAAAAGCATCAGCTTCAGCATTTAAAATATGAAGCATACTCTCATCTGTCAAGTCTTGTTGTGATTTTGTAGTCTCTCTAATGTCATCAGTATATTTTGCAATCATTGCTATAATAGCATCCATCTTGGCCTTATCCAACATAGCATCAAACCAATTAACTTTAGGCAAATTATTTAATGCAACATAATTCTCAGCCAGATCAGTAATTGCTTTATTGTATGCTTCCAAATTGGCAGTATTAATATCAAATGAAGGAAGTCCCAGTTTGCCTTTTATTTTATTTACTGCAAGAGAGGCATTTAAGTCATGCATAATCTTTGTTGCTGCACTACGGATTTTCTCTGATTCTTTAAGTTCCTTATTTGATTCCTTTAATTGATCTTTATAATCTCTTTCAGCTCTTTGTGCTTGTCCGAGAGCTTTTGCAAAATAAATAGTAACAGGACTTGTATCACCCAATGTTGATTTGAAAGTTTCTAATGCCTCAGTATAAACTTTAATTAATTCCTGATTTTTATTATATTCAATTCCAACACTCTTATTCCATTTCTCTGCATATTCTGTGGCTTTTGCAACGTCATAAGTTGAAAGAATCAGTTTGTCCATTGTCTCATTGGCACCAAATTTATATCCTTTTGCAGCAAAAAAACTTTTAATCTTTTCCTCAGCATCATTAAGAATTTTTGTTGTTTCAGTAAGAGATACTTTTAAATCACCTAAAGGTTTAAGAAAAGAAGATTGTCCTTTCCCAACATTTTTAAAAGATTGCCATAAACTATCATTAAGTTTAATTGTTGGTGTTTCTGGAAATTTTACTTCAGGTATTTTAAAATTAATAAAAGCCGATAATGCCTCCTTTGTTTTATCTATTGAACTTTTAAGATCATCAAATTTTGAAGTAAGTGCTACTACCTGTTTAGCGTATGGAAGTTCAGTAGCTCTGATTCCCATAAATTTATAAAACTCACTTGTAAGTCTGGCTAAGGAAATAGAAGCAGCTAAATCATTTTTTGAAAAACTCTTTAAATAAGTTTCCCATAATTTTTTAAACTCAGATGTAACGAATTGATTTCTAAGATTTTCATTCCCTATTAGAAGTGCTTTATCAGCAAGAGCATATACATCTACATAGAAATCAGCCAACATATCTGGTTTCTGTTTGGCAATCAATACTGCCATATCCCCAAATGATTTTCTAAACTGATTACTTGTTTTTTCTGCATGTTTTTGAAGAACCTCAGTATTTGTCTTCAAAGCCATGTTAGTTATCATTGCTTTAGATGCAATATTATAAGCATCTGCAATTTCCTGTGCTGAACTTGCTTCAGTCAACATATTTTTCAGATACTCCCCATAAAGACTATTGATAGAATCTATTGACTTCTTTCTTTGTTCAGTACTCCTTGTAAGATCAGATGCTCGTGAAAACAAACCACTCATTGTTACAATTTCCTCCGCAGTTTGCCCAACAATTTCTTTTTGTACCCGTTTATATTCGTTTTGCCTTCTTATCAATGTTACAATAGCTATTGTTACTGCTGTCACTGCTGCTGCCAAAGCTACGTAAGGTATAATAGTTCCTACGCCTACTAATTCTGCCCCAGCAGCTCCTACACCTCCTGCGGCGGCTGCCCTTGCAGCATTTGTCGCAGCTACACCCGCAAGTGCACCACGACCGCCTGCACTTGTTTTCCCAAGGATATTAGTTAGTCTTGGCATCAAGGCAGAGGCCATCTGCATTGATGCTATATCCCCCGTCAACCCTTTTACAATAAATCTGACGGAATTAAATCCTTTGATTAAGAAACCAAACAATCCTCCATAAGCATATTTTAAAACACTACTTAATAAAGCCAATGGACCTATTGCTGCTATAAATCCAAGAATATGTATTATTGTTTTTTGTGCCCCTCTACCTAAATTAGTAAACCAATCTATCAGATTTTTCAAAACATTTACTAATGACTGCAATGCAGGTAATACATAATTAGCTAATGGTACTCCAAGTGTAGTCTTTACAACAGCCAGAGTTGCTTTTATTTGTGCCATTCTGACTTTTATAGTATTCTCTACTCCTTCACTCGCCTTTGCCAATGCACCATAACTATTATACATACGGTCCATTAATTCAATATTGTATTTTACATTTTCACCGGCAAGACCCAGTTCAGCTTGGAGAGCACGTACATTTGCAAATATTTCTTTTAAGAATACATTACCAGTTGACTGCTTTGAAACATCTTGTAAGAATATAGCTGTCTTTAGTACTCCTCCTTTTTCCTTTAATAATTTATAAAGATCATTTACATCAATCCCCAACTCTTTGAGAGCTTTACCTGCTTGATTTGTTGGCTTTACCTGAAGTAAAGAATTAAGCATTCCTCTCAAATATGTTGCAGCTCTGGCTGCTGTAGCTCCTTGCAAAGACAATGCTGCCATTGCTCCTGCAATATTTGTCAAATCCACTCCCATTGGTGCAGCAATCATTAATACAGATTGAAGAGATGAAGCAAATCCTTCAGCTTCAATTGCACCTTCCTTTACAGCAGTTGTAAAAATATCTGCGGCTTTAGCTGCGGTAAGACCTGATGTAGCATAGTTATTTAATGAAAATACCAATAACTTTGCTATATCAGCTGTCTCACCCATTCCTGCCGTTGCTGCCGTTGCTGAAACTTTTAAAATATCTAACGCCCTTGCCTTATCTTTAAATCCAGAAGAACTAATAAAATAAAAGGCTTCAGCCAATGCTTGAGGAGTTTGTGCTACAGCAGGAGCCATTTTTAATATTGCCTCAGAAATTCCCTTAATTGATTCTTTAGCCAATCCTGCCAACCCTATTGTCTTTTTCATTGCAAATTCAAAGTCAGAAGCGGCAGTAATTGCAGCCTTCCCAAACATTATAATAGGAGCCGTGAGTACAATTGAAGTTAAATATCCTACAGTTCTCCATCGTTGAGCTGAACGAAATATAGATCCAGTAAAATTATCTATTCCTTTCAAAGCCGCAGTAGGATCAAATATAGGAACAATAGGAGGAGTTCTCACTCCTCTTCTAAGCGTCTGATCCATTTTAGCTTTTGTCTGATCTAGTTTTACATTAATAGTATTTAACATACCTATTATTGCACTCTGTGCCTGTGCAATTCCCTTGGTTGTAATACCCAAGGTTGCTGTCATTGTTCCTAAATCTGCCATTACTTTCTTAATTTAGTTGGTGGCTTCTGACTTCCTTGTTCTTTCTCATTCTTCTTCTGAACTGACTTTACTATACCTAAAAGTATCTGTTTCATCTCTTCTGGATCCTGCTGTTTAATAACTTCTTCTTCACCTTCACCAGTCCAATCCGGCATAAAATCTATTGGAGCTACTGTTTCTGGTTTATGTCCTTCCTTCGCATACAAAACATTCACTATGTTAATTATTACTGATATAAGTTGTGCTGTTCTAAAATCACTTCTCCATGTCCCAATAGGATCCAACCTATTCATTGCCTCCCACTCACTAATCTGAGTAGAATTTAGTCCTTTTCTATGTTTATAAAATATAGGTATTCCAAATATTCTATAAACATCAACCGTACCACTTAATAGAAAATCCGGATGTATTACTCCGACTTCTCTACAGAGTCTAAATTGGAATTGCCGTCCAGGACGGCTTCTGAGTTTTTTACCAATCCCTCCTTATCCTCTTCTGATATCTTGTTTAATTCCTGTGCTTTGTTTATAATTGTTTCAAGTCTCTTTGCACTCATGTTATGACTCAAAATAGACCAATCCTTTTCATCCATTATCAATTCACCCTTTTCATCACAAATAGTTTGTACTGCTAATTTTGCTCTATAATCCTCAGTATTCTGTTCATAACTGGTTATCGTTCCTTTTGCATCCCTTTTCTTTTTTAACAAGGTTCCTTCAAAAGCATCACGTTCATGTCCTGTCATTTGACGTACATAAACAAAATCACCATCCTCAAAATTTACCTTAGCAACTTCAAGTTTCTCTTTTTCGAGAAGTTTCTTGCGATCTAATAATTTTCCCATTTGATTAAATTTTTAATTGTTTATAATAAAAAATCACTTGATTAGTGAACCAAAGATTAATGTACTGTACCAGTACCTGAACCTGAGCCTGAATTAACAACAGGCTGTCCTGTAATCTGAATGGTAACATCTACTGTGACTTTGTCATCAGTTGGAATGCTAAGCGGACATTCAGTTACCAGACCTTCGAATTCTAGTGTAGTTTCCTCTACGTCTGGCAGAATAATTTCGTAAAATTGAGCCACATCACTTTCAAAATCGTCGAACATCAAGTCAAATGAATGACGTGTGAAGTTCATTGTAAGTGTTATTGTACCCGCAGAACGAAATCCAGCAATAAACTCTCGATAACCCCCAATAGAATCCAAAGACGTTACATCTATTGGACTTCTTGACATACCAGGACCTTTAATCGAGTTTACCTCAGCGAGGGAAGCCCAGGCAGATCCACTCCACCTGCGAAACTTTGTCCCTACGCCAGCGATTGCTTTACTTGACATTTGCTTTACCTCCTTTGTAAATTAAAGTTAATCACGAATCTACATCTCCCATTATCATCCCAATCCAGCAGAGCGGGACTGCTTGCTGCTTTGATAACAGTATATAATGTGCCATTCCACGTCTCGTGATTTCGCCCGTGTAATGACGTCATTATTCCTTCAATAATAATCCATGCATTTGATTGTTTGTTACTTCGTATTCTAATCTGAATAGATGGACTTTCATAACGTTCCTCAGGATCCATTGTAAGTTGTGGTGGAAATCCATAAGTATCAAATATTGTAACACAATTATCTGGAGTAGAGGGTTCTGCATTAAGAAACAAATCACCACCTTTTCCAAACGTCAAACCTATTGAACTTTCCGCCAACAACATATCTTTTATATCTTCACTTGGTCTGTTCATCTTTTTATTTTAGCATTATCACGTATTATTTTTACAATATTGTCTCTTTGTTTTTTTAATGCCGCTTCAAACCATTTAGCATTAGACCCTTTTCTACTCCAATTTTCTTCTTTTACCCCTATCATTTCATGTACCCACAAAGCATAATTAGCAGAATATCCCATTATTAAAAATGGTCCATCGTATGTTTGAGATAATTTCAGAGCATTCCCTCTCATCTCGTTAATCATTGCAGCATGACTAGATGCAAATTCACCAGCCTTAGGTCCTACAAAATTTGCATTTGCCCCTTCTGGAGTATGACTCTTACCACCTCCTGAAATAATTGCTGCATTTGCTGTTACCGTAAACCAACTTGCTCTTAAATTACCTAGATCTACTGGAGTCTTCACAGCACCATGTTCAGTTTCATTTCTTATTAATGCAGCGGCTTTAATCAATCCAGCCTGACTTTTCCCTTGTACTTGTTCTATTTCAATATTAAGATTTTCCATAACTTTATCCATATCTTCCCAATTTCTACGGATACCACTTGATACATTCAAATATTTACTCCAACTTCCTGATGCCATAATCTTATCTATAATTCCATTGTGATAAAAATGCCTTTCTTATAAATTCCGTTGTTGATTTAAGAGCAGGGATCTTTTCAAATTGTTTTATTCTATAAGCCCCTTCCAGTACCATTGGATCATAATATTCTCCACTACTATCTCCACTACTATCCAATAGATCGTCCAATGTACCCAAGAATAAAAATCCTTCTTTATCCAAATCCTGCAAAACATAAACCATTGCAACACATTCTACTTCACCTCCTTTTGCATCCCAGTCTTTTACAATCTGAACTTTACCTTCCCATCTACATAGTATCTCCACAGGATTATCAAACGTAAAATGATTTTCTCCGTCATTCACTGGATTACCCCAATAGACGCAGGTCTGTGTACATTGCCTTGCTATGAAATTTTCCATTCCCATTAGTCCTCAAAGTTTTTAACTGCATAAATACTTGCTGCCTGTTTTCCAGTTTTAGCAATTAATCCACATGGATCAAGAAGTTTTAACATCTGTCCATAAGGAGTAAGATCCAATCCTACCCCAAATTTCCCTATATATTCAACCTGAGCATCCCCAAGTTTCTCAACTCTAGCCATCCTTGATGTGGTAGATGCAATAATATGAGCTGCAAAATACTTCTGTAATTCTGTAAGCAATTCATCACTTATTACACAATCACTATCCTTATAGATCTTAGTTAAGATAAGATCCACCGTAGTTAATACACTTGTAATGTAAGTAGAACTAATTGCTGAATCATCAATTAATGTTTGTACATCACCATACGTTGCTAATACTGCCATTATGTTATCCCCCTTTCTTTTTGTCTACTATTCCAAAACAATGGATTTACAAAATCTACTACTTCATCCTTCCATTGTAATCCTACCCATTCTAATACTTCTTTCATCTGTTGAAAATCTCCACGTACCATACGTTCCGGCCACATTATTTTACAATTAACTCCGGCTTCTATCATTTCCACAAACTTCTTCTCATATTGATGAATCCAACCTTTCCAACCATCAATATCATTGTAGGCTTTCATATATGTTGTTTTCAAACACGACTGTATCACATCACCTGTCCTTCTACGCACAATAATCCATTTAGCATTGGGAAAAGCATTATGCCAAACAGGCCAAATTAAACTCATCCCTGTACCTTTATAAATCCATTGTTTACCTTCAGTCTCCCATTCATTATAACCTTCCATAATTATTATCTTCTCAACTCTTTCTCTCCAATTCCCTGGGATTGGCAAACCTTTTGTTTCAGGTATAGGAAATTGCCCATTTGGATCAGCACCAATACGATAAAAATATGGTTTGACAATATGGTTCTTTATATTATCATTTTCATACATTCCACGTTTAGATATATTACCAATGAATGCTCCACATTGTTTCATAACTCCTGCAATAATTGAAGTACCTGACCTTGGTATCCCTGTAAGCAATATAGGTGCCTTTTCAATCATATCATAAATTTATGCAATATTTCGTTCCTATTCTTATTTCTTTCAACATTATTTACTGTTCTAATTATCTGTTCAGGATGTCTGCGATAATAAGCCAATGTCGTATTACAATATCCTATCTTTAATCCTGCCTTCAAACAACGCAAATTAAATTCATATTCCTCAAAAGATTTCAATTCCAATGCCTCATTAAATAATCCTACTTTTTCAAATACCCTTCTGTGATACATAACAGTAGCACTATGAATAACATTCTTCTTTAATAAGGACGTCTCAGTTGGAAATTTCTCTCTTGGTATATACACATGTTCCTTTCCTGTTCCTTGAATTATTTCAATTGCATTCCCATGAATAAAATCTACACCCTGTTCTTCAATTGCATTAATTGAATCCTCTATGCAATTAGGTGTGAGCATATCATCCTCATGTAAATATTTAATATAAGTACCTGTAGCCTCTGCAAGACCTTTATTAAAATTCATTGGCCAATTACCGTCTCCTTTACTTAATATTAACTGTACTCCTTCAGGAACACTTGCTATAGCATCTTTTAACCAACCACGATCTCTATTATAAGGAATGATAACGGTTACAAGCGATTTAACGGGTTTTGCAGTAAAAGTGGTATCTACATATTCTTTAACCCAATTAATTGTCATTGAACCCTCCACGATTGTAAATATGCGTGGTTTTCCATGGAAGCATACTATACAAGTTCGCGGATGCAACTGTGTGAGTAACTTCCCTCCTTTTGGCTTGAAGTCATGTATTGTATCCGTTAAATGCTGCCAGTACGCATCAGCTGTGGTTACAGAACGAATATAACGATCCATCCTACTCCCCATATTACCTTTAAACAGATTCCAAATTGTACTTACCTTTTCTGACTTAGCAGGTATCCAAGCCAGTCCCGTTGCAAGTTGTCCTCTCTGCCAAAAGTCTTCCAATGTAATAAACTTTGTAGGATCTTCAACCAAATCAAATACATTTTCCAGAGATTGAATAATAGCAGTATCAAGATCAATATAAAGGAATGGACGATATTGTTCCATTTCAGGACTATATAGTTGTATTCTTGACCAAGTACCTGGATAATCGTTTGTGAGTGGATGTAACTCAACATTCCCTAAATCATATTTCATTGAAACCTTGTCATACAAACAGATAATACGTGGACGCACTAGGGATTGCCATTTACCATTAATATGTTTTACTATAAGCTCCACATCACGGTAGGCAAAATCTCCTCCTGTACGTAATACTAATATTATGGTAGGTCTGTTAGACATAACTATTATTTACTTTTACAACTTCTTTTTCCCTCCTCACTTTGGCACGAAGTTTTGCATTTATATTATATAACATTCTATGTTCATTAGAAAGATCAAGATCATACACTTTAGGATGCCATTGATGTATTACAGATACCTTATCAACAATTATCATTCTTAAGTTGGTTCTTTTAATTCTTTCAAGAAACTCATTATCCTCATAACCAATACCAGAAGCAAACCTCTCATCAAATCCTCCAAGTTTGTTCATATTATACTTAGTAAGTGCTGCACAGAAATGAAAATAACAAGGATTATATATTGAATGATTGTACCATCCTAAATAGTTGGTGACTGTTTGCTTAGGAAGTATTTCTAATAGACTTAATGGATTAACAAAAGGTAAAATATTTTTTGTTATATCTTCATTAATTGCATAACAAGACATTGTAAGATATCTACTATCATCAATTCTTTCCGTCACAAAAGTTAATATATCCTGCGTATGTAAACATTCTGGATTCTGTAATATAATAATATCCCCTTTGGCTTTAGCAATACCCATATTGTATGGAATACAAGAATTCTTATACCATTTATCTTTTTTCTCTACTCGAATCAATTTTAAGAAAGGAAATTTATCTACCAAATCCTCTAATCTCTCTTCTTCTCTACTGGCATCATCTACAACAATAACCTCAAAGTCCTTACAAATAGACTCAGTTATTGACTGTAAAGTCCTGTGAAACAATTCCTTTCGGTTATAATATGCTATAACTATTGAAATCATATATATCCTTCCTTTTTCAACACTGAAGTCATACTGCATTTCCTTTTATAACCATCGTTATTTACATAATCTTTGCTAAATTCATGCCCATTAAACCAATGTATTCCTATCACATTCTTATTATTAAGACAATTCAATTCATCCTTTTTGTATAATTGTTCCAAATTAAAAATACAATATGGATAGAATGTTTCATACCTGATAGCAAGTACTCTTGGATATCTAGTTGCTATTGAATCCCAATTAGAATATTTTTTATTTAACATAACAGAACCAAATGATTGATGATGATAAGGAGCATGTATCTTTTCCTGCCTGACGATCAATGAATAAATGAATGGACTGTTAGGTTCAGATATTAAGTTTGAAATATTATGAAATCCTTTTGTAAACTCATAAAAACAAACAATAGTTTCAAAATTATTTGGATTACCTATACAATCTACTTCCCTAATATGATCTATTGGTTTAAGCCAAATATTATCAAAATCTGAATACACTCCACCTTCTTTATATAATATATTCCTGCGAAATATGTCTGAACTTTGACAGGAATGAACCTTTGTATTTATTTTCCATTCAATTAAATCAATCTCTTCAAACTCAACGTAATCCAAAGTCTTAATTAGATGAAAATAATCCTTTCCAGTATAATCCTTTGTAAAGATATTTTTACCCATCTCTTCTAATGATTGTTTGGTTAGGTAAACCTTAATTCTCCAATCAGGATTATGCCTATGAAAGGACAATACCGTAAATGTTTGCAATAAGGACATTGGTGACTTGTCCCAGTACAAATGACATATTTTAGGTATTGTATTCATTTTCTAAATATCAATAATACATTATCTGTTCTATTCTGTTCTTTCCTTTGATCCATTATTTCAAATGGAATTCCTAAATGTTTAAAATATATAAAATATTTTTCAATATTTATAATATCCTCAACAATTAATAATCCACCTTTTCGCAAGGCAGGATAAACTTTTTTAATAAAACATAGTTGATCATTTAATTTATGACTACTGTCATCTATTGCTATGTCAGGTGGAAAATCATTGAAATAATCAGTCGTTAACATTCCAATTTCTATAATATCAAGTCTAACTCGACCAGAAGTAGATTCAAGTTTGCAATTTTTATCATAATCAATAAATCTTATATTAGCTTTTGTAAAATAATCCTCCCATAACTTACAACTTCCACCCTGAGCAAATCCTGCTTCAAATACATTTATCTTTTTATTTTTATATGGTAAGAATAGTCTATCATAAATTTTTAAATAGTTATGATCAGTTCCCTTATCAGTATTATAATATCCAATTCCTTTCTCTGCAAATAATCCTGTTAATGATTTCCCATTAATTTTTACTTTCCTATTAACCTCTGGAACCCGACTCCATACTCTACTATTACATAAACAAATCTGACAAACCTTTTTATCAAATCTCCTATTTTTGTATTTAGTTAGAAAATCATCTTCAAAATCACATACTAAATCATCTGTTAATGGCATCTTACAACTCAACGGAAAGATGGAATTACAATAATAAACCTTCCCTTTTAAATATTCTATGGAATTCTCTCTCACTTTGGAATTAAAAGGTGATATCCCTGCTACACACATAGCTGGCAAAGTACCTAGAATAGGTTCTCTATATACTGGTTTATGAGCATGACCGTTAACCCCCATTTGTGGAAGATAATTTTTATATTCTTTAATCTGCTCCTTTGTAGCTTGACTTGTTGATAATATCCAATGTTTCAATCCTAAATTTATAACTCGTTTAGGATTATTGCCATTTGTTACAAAAAATATATCATCTGTAATTTCCCATAATGCTTCAACACCTTCTTCAAGATTTTCCCATAATGTAACTTCCCCTCCTGTTATTTCAATAACACTAAAATAAATACCTCGTTTCTTACATGAATCAACAATATGCTGTACTTCACTCATAGGCATTTGATAACCAGCATATACTGTTCTAGTATATTTCTGATTACAGAGTGAGCAATCTAAATTACAATCACTCGTTACCCAAATGACCAACTTCGAGTTTACGTGCATTATTTATTTCATTTTTATTTAAAACAAAAACCGTAAAACCATTACCCCAATCCAAATATTGTTCATAATCAATTTTAAACTTACATTCTTCTATTCCCTGTCTTACACCCTTTGCAACAAAATCCCATTTCCAATCATCTACTATAAATATAAAAGTATCATCCAAAACAGGATAAAAGTAAGTTAAAGATTTACGAGAGGATTCCATAGGATGATCACCATCATAAAAATAGACATTTATTTTATGTTTAATCTCATTTAATGGTATTGTAAATGAATCTCTTGAAAAAAGAGTAAAACCTGTAATATTATAATGAGCACAATTACGTAAGAAATTAGATTCTCCTATTTGTTTATAATGTCTTTTCATTATTCCTCTCAAACCTCTCAATTCCTCACTCCAATTATCACAAACATAAGCCGAATTTATTTTATTATGAAATAAAGAAGATATGAAAGAAGTACCTTTGAAAAGTCCAATTTCCAAATAATTAACATCTTTACAATTACATATATTATTTAACAAATGACAATTATTTAAAACAGTCATCCCCTCTAATGGAAAACCTTCTGATGGCAATTTAGATTTTTTATTACCTGCTTCAACAATACATTGTTGAACATGATCACATAATTCCTTACTTGTCATAATTTATTATCCTATTTTTCCAATAACTAAAAATTAATTTCTTATTGTTCCATTCTCCTAAATGGTATGTATCCCACATCTCTTCCAACATTTCCCTATTTACCTCTTCCCATTTGTGGACATACAATATAGGCATATCATTATAAAACCAATTATTAGTATCCTGTTTTACTATCGGAACTGACCCCATATAAAGTGCTTCCCATATCCTATGTGTATCCATCCCGTTACCCTGTGGACAAATCACATACTTATGCCTATAAATATTATCAATATAATTATCAAATTCATATCCATTAACTCCTCGTTCAGTTGTTACCCATGCTTTGTTTTCCAATAACTGATAAGGCCTAATACGTTCAGTAAGGTTAGTATTTACCGCATAATTCATGTAAACAAGATTCCGATAAGATCGTGGTTGCATTAATTTTATTATCATCTTATCCTTCTTATGCAACGCAGGATACCAACGATCATTTTCCAATCCTATTGGAATAGATTCTATTCTTGGATCTACTACATTTACATTCTGCGCAAACCAATGTATCACATTATCAGGTACAATAAAAGAATTATCTACGTTAATATCACAGTTATGAGTAATTATAATAAACTTCTTATTTAAAGGTCTTATAATATCAAACAACTGTTTTACATACATTGTGTGAGTATAAACTATACTAACAGATTTTAAACAACAGGTTTCAAAAGTATTAGGAAGTCTATTGCAATCCTCTTTGGCATCAGCCGAATAAATAAAATCTGCAATCTTCCAAAACTTGTCACCTGATATAAATTCCTCTTTTGTCATTAACTTATATATGAATGTAAATTCTTCGAATGAATATGTAAATTATTTATCTTCACTTCCTGTCCATCATATTTGAAATAAGGTATTCCTTGTTTCCAAATCACAGTATATTCTGGATGTCTCCTAAGTAATTGTCCTATGTAATGATCCTCGGGTTTCAATCCTGGTTTTTTCTCTTGTATATTACCTCCAATGAATTGTCCCCAACTTGCTGGATCAAATATTGAATTAAACTCATTGAAATTCATTGAGAACTCACCAAACGGTAATATTGGAAGAAATTGTATTCTATCTGGATAATCCTTACTATATGCCCTAATCATAGTCATCTCATTAACCATATCCATCCCATATCTTTCAACAATTCTCCTTTTCCCAAGTCTCATTAAAGCATCTAAGAAAAATTGAGTCATTACTTCAAGTTCCAAATGGCTTTTAATAAACATAAATCCCGTTATACATTTATCTGGACCACCAACTGTTATTGCCAAATGGGGATATAATTTAATAAACTTACTATGTAGTTCCTTAATATCAGTGTACAATAAAACATCATTTTCAAAATGATATACATCCCTCATTTTATTAGACTTCATAAAATTCTCAATATATATCAAACGTAACGAAGTTACTACCCAAAATTGATTGTCTTTAGATTTATCAGCATATCCATAATAAACTTGGAAACTATCTATCTTACGTGAATAATAATCATCTTTATTTATAGGAATTATATTATATGTTTTAAATATTTCTTCACCCAACCATTGTTTATCCGTTAAAAAATAAACAGTTATGTCTGGATTAAATAATCTTAACTGCTTAAAATTATCTTCCAAGAATACTGGAAATACATCCCCACTATGAAACATTACTATATCCATGAATGCATTGTTAGTAAATCATAATTTCCTCTGGAATAAAAACGGATATGTTCTCTTATTTCATCATCTGTCCATTCTCGTTTCTTAGCTGTAGGTATCGTTTTTAACTGTTTGTACTGATACAAATCAGGCCAATTCTTCGTTACATAGTTACCATACAATTCATATTCAGAAAATCCAGATGGATCATTCAATTTGTTTATTTCCTTTGCACAGATATTGAAAAATTGGTATTTGTCTACCTTCAATTCATCAAGCATAAACCCAATCATTCCCCGTTTAAAAAACATCATTTCACTTATAAATGAATGAGGATACATCTGATCTAAATTAAAGACATCCTTCATAAATTGAAAATATGGTAAATGATGTTGATCACGTCCCAAAAGAAAGTAAGGATGTGCTGTATTAATTTCCATAGGTTTGTTTATATATACATCTCCATCTATTACAAGATAATTATCAGCAGTTATTCCTTGAAAAAGTTTTATAAACTGTTGTCTATACCAACCTCTTCGATTTACCATACGTATGTTAAAGAAATCAAAATCAATCACTTCATCATCTATAAAGCATTGAATCCCATCTATTCGATATCTGTCAGGAATAGATATATTAGAAATGCAATAGATGTTATGAAATCCTGGCACATTTTTAATAATAGAACTAACTACAAACTGAAGTTTGTTAAAATCCTTTCTCGCTATGGTTATTATAATGTCATACATATTTTAAACTTTAACCCATCCCTCAGGACAAAGAAAAGTATTATACCTTCCTTCTTGTTCCTTTTTAACATTCCATTGTTCCGGTGTAATTATTATCTTATTTGGATTCTCATTCAATTCCGCTGCCCACCAACTAAAAGTACTATTTGCTATGATCTGATGTTTACATGCTTTCATTAACTCAAAGTCCAAACATTCATCCAGATGTACTGTTTCAATCCCTTTACAATCATAAATTGCCCATCCAAAATTCCTCTGACACCATTCTATATCGTCACTGAAAATGTAAACCTTATCCACCTGTTTCAATCCCTTCACTATTTTTAATGCATGTAAATAATAATCCATTGGCAATACCCGCCATCCATTATTACCTACATAATCTCCCCGTCTGACATGGATCGCTACTGAATTATTATTACTTATCCTTTCCTTCAACTCCAAAAATCCATCAGTATAAAACTCTTCTCTCAGTCTAAACTCTTTACGTAATTCCGGTAAAACTGCTTTGAAATAATCAGGATTCTGCCAATATCCTCTGAAATTAAATCCACGAGCATTAATTAATGTTGCATCAAATTCTCCTTCTTTAATAGTTGTCTGATACAGAGATGGACCTAATTTTACATCGACATAAAATTTATCCAATACATATAACCTAGATGGAATATGAAATTTCTTATACCATCTAGCATCAAATTTAACCTCAGTGCCGGTTGCCATCTGTGCTCTGCCAAATGCATATTGAAATAACTGATTTCCTAATCCACCACAAAGGTTTATTACATTCATCTTAACTACTGTTCATCAACAACTCTTTAACTGAAAATTTTGGAAAATCATTTATGGCACTATCTGGATTAGCATTCAATATTTCAACTCCCATTTGTTTTGCATCCTGAGCTATAACAGGAAAACCTCTAAGATGTCTATCAAATGGGAGTTTTCGCATCTTTGTTTCATCCAAATGTGCCTTACCATAAATATTATGCCAATGTTGATCATTGTTACCATTTAGTTTCATATCAAATCCTAATAGTACAATCCTCTTTGCTCCCGTATGTACCGCTAAACTTATTGCCGCAGCCCCACTATTTCCATTCCAACTAATCATCTTCGGATTAGGACTGATCCCACGAGAATGAGTACTATCTTTAGCCACATACTTAATCCATTCTATATTATCAGTATGTGGTGTACTTGAAACCCTTAAATTTGGAAAATTGGCTAATCCCTTTTGATGTTGAAGAAAGAATCCTGTATCCCCGAAGAATATTATATCCACCCAGTCACCAAGCATATAGGCCACATTAATACCAATTACATGCTTGTCATGTATTGAGGACATATAAGTGGAATAAACACTTAGAGGAGAAGTCCCTTGCAATACACTCTGTATAACTTCATCCGGAATACCAAACTGCTTTGATATTGATGGTCCCCCTCCTATTATCCAAACATCTCCTCCTTCCCACATCCGAGGGACTTGCCAAATCATTTCTCCAAATCCTGTTTCAACTGTTCGGCAACATCCTTTTTAATACCCTTTTCGTTGAGAACTTTACCAGTAGTATTATTTACAACATCAAACCAAGTCTTAGATTGTCCATGAGGTTTTACTGTATATTTTGATTTAACAACTGGTATAGGTTCAGGAGTATGCTCACGAATTGCATCTTGAGCAACAACCACATCTCTAAAAGCCAAAGGAATTTCCTCTGGTCGAGCTATAAATATTTGCCCAGGCTTAATAAGTCGATTTCCTAATTTGAAAGAACCTCCTCCAACCTTTTTCCAACGAATCGATCCATCATCTAATGTTTCCACGATTTCTACTTTTTTTGTACGTTCCATAATTTTATGTTTTAAAAAATGACTTGATTAGTCAATTAATTACTATGCAAGATGAACAATACCACACTTGCCATTCTGATCACTTCTGATCTGAGGAACCTGGATAGTCATCACTTTGTATTTGGTAAGCATGTTACCTTCTACACCCCATTCAACATTAGTGATTCCCATACCACGTACAACCCGTACAACATCAGATGTTAACTGTACCAAAAGTACATTATCAGCCGGAAGTGTATCAATAACTTTGATACCTTTTATCCCAGCAATCTTGAGAATTCTCTCACGGATTGTAGTCCCAGGAGTTGTAGTATCATAGTCATCATCCAGAACGGTTTCGTAAGCCGTTGGGATATACAACTGCCATGGACCATAATGTAAGGCATTAATACTAGCCTGTTTCATTTCTAAAACATCCTGTAAAATGCCAGCAGCGGTCATAGCAGAGTGATCCCAATGGATACTCAAGTTAACTGTATTACGGTCAGGGAAATTAACATAACCATAAATTGTATTCCGATTACGATCATCTACGTCACCATAAGAATACGGATCATTGGTAAATAACATTTTCTCCAATTTTTCCGCTATCCTACGACCAGCACGTTCAACCATAGTAGTATCCAATGGATTTCCCAGATTACGACTTGCAGCCAATTCTCTTGCGTTGATTTCATAATCAACATGTATAATAGGTATTGGCAAATAATTAGTATGGAACACAACGCGGTCATTTTTTCCACGAGTAATAGCATCCATTGTTATAGTTGCCTCAAGTGCATCACTCACGTCATGCCATTCCAATATAGTCGTACCCATAGCATTTCCAAGGTTATAAACTAACCCATTGGCAGCCAGATCATCAAAGCCACCAATTCTGTTACGAGCTACTTCTACAAGAGCAGCATCCAACTGTTTCCACTCATCCCTACGGAGAGTACCGTTGGTTTGGATAGGACGTGTTATGTAACTGGTTGGAATCTTTGGATTCCCTCCTTTATATACAGTAATATAAGTCCTTCCATCATTCCCAATGAAGGGGCGCAGGCTTCCAAGGTTTAACCTTCCACTATTTGCAAGCAGACTGGCTACCTCTCCTCTCCCTTGACCATTCATTATAAGATCCACATTTGTTTCGAACATTTTAATTTTCCTCCTTCTTTTAGATTAAACAATTCTTACCTGAATCCTCTGATTGGTTCCAAGAGTTCCTTCACTTTCAACAGCACTTGATTCACCTGACAGATTCTTATTTTCAAGAGCAATTCCAACTATCTGTTTGGGATATACTGAAATTGCATAACCTGAACCCTCAGCTTCTTTGTCAGCTGTATGTGCCTGCAAAAATCCAGCACCATTAGATTCAAGTGGATCTCCGTTGTGAACATGCTGTCCATCAGCTAAGACTGCATAGACAATATCGCCAGGAAGAGGTAACCAAACTTTTACCTTATCCCCAGCAACATAATTGTCATGTATCTCTTTACCCTGAAGACCATCTTCGCAAGCAAACATTATTGGTAAACAGTTTCCTCCAGCCGTTGCATGTGCCTGAACATTATTAGATTCCAGAGACTGTAGTAACATACCAGGTGTAATGGTTGCATTTGCTTTAAATTCCTCAAAATGATCTGAGTAATTTTTTAATACAATAGTGTTAAATGCCATTTTAATTTCCTCCTTTCTTACTTTTTAATTTCTATTTCAACACCAGTAGGATACAGAGGCTCCTCCGTAACAGCACCAGCAACAAAATTACCATTTAACGAGTAATCTGCCGGAGCTTCCACTTTCTTAACAGAATCAAAGATCCTTTTCAGGAGATCTTCATTCATCATTTTGAGTGCATCATCAGGCCACAGTTCTTTACTGGTATTGGTCTGAATCCCTAAGATCATCTCATTCCTTTTGTCAGCTCGCTGCTTTGCTAAAAAAGCAAGATCAGCAGTCTGTTCAGGAGTGAGTTTGTTTACCTCGACTGTCTTTTCAACGATCTTATCTACTATCTTCT